TCGTCTTGATCTTAAAATGGCGATAAAAAATCCTTCTATATCAATCAATTGTTCATCTTCGTCGTCCATAACAAAAGGTACTTCAAAAATTGTGGGTATATCATCCGATAAAACAAAATTATCATTGTAATGATCAAAAATATCTTTATTAAAATACGGAAACATAGATGTTAATGGTGTAGAATAATAACATACGATATTGTCTGGATCTGTATCGTTCACAAATTGTGTCAGCGGTATCGTATCTTCTAAATATAAATGTTCAAGAAATCTCTTTTGAACTGGCGGGAACATCGTAGAATAATAAGATGGAAATTCACTTATCATGGGTACGGGATGATTTATATAAAGGACTTGCCAAATTTCATTCATTTCTATATTGTTGTCATTTGGATTCTTTTTGTACCATTTTTGAATAGCATCATATGCTTTACCAGAATTCCATATTTTGGCACGAACCATAGCAAGAAAAAGGGTAAGACCATTACATATAGTATAACATCTCGTATTAATAAGCTCACGAAGTTCCACTATACTTCCCGGTGCTAAATATACAGGATCGTTGACCATATTTACAGGAATGCCGTAATATATATTTGGAGCATTTTCAACATCCAGATTGAATACAGGAGATGTTATTCCAAATAACGAAAATCCATGTTTTTGTAGAAATAGATACATATCGTCTGGACAATCCGGATGAACATTTTGAGCATCTATAAAAATATCCGCAGATTTATCATCTATTAATACATACAAATGGGAAGATGATAAATCTTTATAAAATTTCTTATCATATTCAATGCGCATATAGTATAGAGATAACCCATTTATTTTTATTTCTTTCCATTTACGGATTAAATTATTTACAATACATGCGAGTTTGTCTGGATGAGCAACCTCATCACGAGGGCACAACTTAATAGGAATTCGTTTGTTTGGATGAACCACATAAATCTGGTTCATAAGAAAAATCTCTTTGTACTTCATTTCTATTTTACATATTATATATGATACCAATCCTTATATTTCTTTTAATATTTTTATGTTTATTTACATATCGGGTTCGGTTCAAGAAGATCGGATACCTGTCTATTTGTGGCGACTTTTGGGAGAATAATGGATGATAAAGTTATTGGAGAACTTAAATACATAGTTGGCTTTATTTGTTCTTTTATATTTGTCTTTGGTTTTGGTTTTGTTAATGGTGTTGTTGAAAGTTTTGATCCAATAAGGGTTGATTGGAGAGGGTATTTCGGTAAAGGTAAAGGTTTATTTACATCTACTGGTTTTGGTCGGGACGTAGAAGGAAATATGAAAGTTTTCATTCCAATATTTTCCTCATATTTTTCTTGTTTATCGCGATCAATGTTCTTATGATAGGTGAGTTCTGGTTGATTACTATTTTTCCATGGAGGAATTATTTTAGAAGATGCTTTACTATCAGATTCTTCCCATGAGGAAGCATCATTTGCTATAGATGATCCTGTTAAAATATAATAGGGTTGTGGTGGATAAGCTGGAATTACTTTTGATTTTTTCTTATTCTTATCATGTTTTTTCTCGTATTTATCATGATAAATATCAAATAGCATATCTCTGTCAAGACCATTTGTAGCAAGTACTTCTTCTTCAAAATCGTTATATCGTTCATCCTGTAACATTTCTTTTAACTTGTCGTCCTTTAATTTGAATTTATAATCATAAAGGTCTTGATATGGAAGCACGAGATCGGAGTTAATTTTCTTATTAAATGTATCTTTGTATATTTTGTTAATCTTCTCTACATATTTTTGTTGTGCTATCATTATCATTAATTCAGGTGTTGTTGTATTTGTTTGTATTTTAATAATACGATAGTATTCGTCGGAACTATATAAGAGGACTCGAAGCTTATAGAAATTAAGGTTTTTCTTTTTCATACTTTTTTTGATTGATTTTAATTCACTTACCGTAGGATCACGCTGGAGTATTTCATTGTATGTTTGTATAATTTTTTCATTATCAGATCCTGAATTACCTATAAAGCTTTCTGTGGTATAATATTTATATACCACAGTTATCGCTATAGCAATTAATAATATAGTGATTATAAATACAATAAGAAGAATGCTCATTACCTATATTTTCCTTAACAATTAAAAAGAAATCTATTATAGAGTATAACAAAATGAAAGAGTGTGATATCGTAATTGTAGGCGGAGGCATAGCAGGTATTTATGCCTCCCTCAAATGTTGCTCAAAAGGTCTTCGTGTTTGTACAATTGAAAAAGACAGCCGATGGGGTGGTCGTATACGAACGATTACGCGCGATAATGAAGTATATGAAGCAGGAGCAGCAAGATTTCATAAGAGCCATAAACGAATACAAAAACTTATAAAGAAATATGGCATAGAAACGATTCAGCTTGATAAAAGATTGAGGGAATATCGTTCTGTACAATGTGGTACTGCTCCGGTTGTAAATCCGGCATATGAACTTATCACTAAGATTGTAGTTGGCTCAAAAAACTATAAAGCTTCGGTACTACGTTCCATGACATTTGGTGAGCTCGCCGAGGAGATCATCGGTGTGGCAAACCGAGAAATAGCACAAGCCGCTTTTGGATACGATGGTGAATTTGGAGTCATTAATGCTTATGATGGGGTGCGAATGTTCTCCAGCGATTTTAATACATCGGAAGAATTTTATGTATGTAAAAATGGACTGAGTACGATTGTTGAGTCTATTGTAAATGATCTTACTGTTAATAGGGATTGGGAAGGGTTACTTGAACATCGTGTAATAGATATATCTAAAAAGAACGGAATATATACGATTACGGCAAACAGCATTGATGGGAAAAAATCTGTATTCAAATCTGCTTTGGTTATGCTGGCATTGCCAAAACAGGCTCTGCTTGATCTTGACATATGGAACCAACAACAACTAAATTATATTAATTCCGTTCAAGGCGTACCGTGCGAGCGTATCTACGCAAAATATGCTACACCATGGTTTGGCGATACACCGATTGTGACTACAGATATAGCAATTCGGCAGTTTATCCCGATAAGCAATACAACAGCAATGGTAAGTTATTCAGATTCTACACAAGCCGATGCTTGGAATAGTACAGCCGAATTAGGTACAGATATGTTGGCAAAACGGATACATCGAAATCTCAAGGAGCTTTTTCCTGAAAAGAAAGTTCCTACAAAGCCTCTCTGGATAGAGGCGTATCATTGGGATAATGCTATCCATATGTGGAAACCGAGAATAAATTCTGACAAAATTCGTAACAGTATCCAGAAGACGCTATGGGACAACGACGCTTCGGCAGGATTCTATGTATGCGGGGAAGCATATAGCAAACGACAATGCTGGGTTGAAGGAGCACTTCAATCCGTAGATGATATTATGCCCTCTATCAAAAAAGTACGACGCGACGGAGGCAGTGTGGATTGGAAAGGATGGGTCAAACAACATACAAATAATAAGAACCAACTACGCCTAGCAGATCTTGAAAAACTAATAGAATTATATCCAGATGCCAAATGGGTTTTGTTTAAGGATCAACTCATTGATCTTACAGAATGGTACTATAATCATCCAGGTGGTCAAACTCCTTATGACAACCATATGCACAAAGATGTATATCCATTCTTTACAAAAATTTCACATCATTATGCGGAAAAGAACAAAATAAAAGACGGTGTGATGAAGAAAATAGAAGAACTTACCATCGCACGGGTTGTGTAAATTTGTTATATTATTAAATTATGAGTAAACGCCCGTATTTGTTGTTGGAATCCTATTTATGATATAGTAACTACCTCGCAATGGTGTAACCGTACCTGTTGTATTCGTTATATTAATAACAAGAGTACTATTCAATGAAGCATTCGCTTCCACAATAGCGCGTAAATGATAGGCGTGATTTACACCCGTTGTTAAAGCAGGACTCGTAGGAAAGGTATTGGCGGTTGTAGCGGATTGATATAACGCTAATCTTATTCCTGCCCCAGTTGCAGTTCCGCCAACAGCAGCACCAGCATCGAGTGTGCCTGTTATATTTACAACATTTTGTGTAGTAGTCAATGTAATTATTATCGTATCTGTTGTTGTTTTTGTAAAATATAAGAATGCTTCTAATTCATATATTCCTCCTGCGATAAGATTGATGGCGCTATTTGCTCCAAAATAACTAGCAATCGATGGTCCAATCGCAGAGCTATCTGCTGTTAAACGGATTATCTGACAAATTGGAAAATAGCCTCTCCCACTGGTAGTATCTACGGTTCTATAAAAATTCATACCATCATATTCAACGGATCCTGCCACTATATTTGTTAGATTCGTTCCAGATGTGAATAGAAATGGTGCTACCGTTGTTGTTCCTGCACCAACTTGTAATAAAGCACATGGAAGCGTCGTTCCAATTCCAATATTACCTGTTGTTATCATGTCGCCGATAATATCAAATGCTTTTCGAACTATGGTCGTTCCAATACCAATATTAGCACTACTATACATTGTTCCTTGGACGTGAAGAGCTGTCACAGGGGTAGCAGTACCAATTCCTACGTTACCTCCATCCGCAATACGCAGCGATGGTACCGTTGTACTTATATCTAAATCGTAAAAATCAGCAATGGGATATCCGGCACCAATTCCTTTTTGTGTCACGCTTAATGCGGGTCCTGTTCCTGACACATTACAAATAGAGAAATTACTGGACTGTTGTGTATATGTATAGATAGTTGTATTGGATCCTAACACAATAAGATTACTTGTAATTATCGTACCAGATAATGTAGTACCAATATAATTGTTAGCCGTGATTGTTCCGGAAGAATATACATTTCCAACCACATTCAAACCGTAAGCACCAAGGATGGTCGTTCCAATTCCAAGATTTTGTGAGATATAAGTATTTCCTACAATGTCAAGAGTTGTCCTTGGAAGTGTCGTACCTATACCAATATTACAACTTTCCATCGTCATCACTGTCTGCTTGGCAAGTGTAACTAATGTATTCGTAGGAGTAGAATTAGATCCCGTGCCCACATTTATTAACCGATGCGAACCAGAGATATATTTTTTGATATTTTGTATAGGATTATTTGAACTCATACGAAGAACCTACTTTTATAATATACAAAATAGTGTTATATAAAAATACACTCATAAGTTAATAAATATTAATATACTTATGAGAAAATACCAGTATTTCCAGAAGGAAGCTGTGATACTTTATAATAGCTCCCTCGTAATAATGTAATGCCTGATGCAGAGGATGTACCATTAATAGTAAGTGTGCTATTTAATGAAGCATTTGCTTCAATAATAGCATGTAATACAATACCATGATTTGTACTAGCAGCTAAAGATGCTGATACACCAAATGCATTTGCTGTTGTAGCAGATTTAAATAACGATATTCTATTTGTTGTAGCATCTGTAGTAATACTATAATTAACAAACCCATTTAAATTTACAACATTTTGTGTAGTTGTAAGAGTAATCCTCAATGTAGCAGCACCACTACCATTCTTAGATATATACATATTCGCTTCTAATTTATATATTCCTCCAGCAATTAAATTAATGGAACTAGTTGTTCCAAACATATTTGTAATTGTACTAAATCCAGGCGCATTTGCTGTTAATAAACAAAATTTATAATTATTCGGTATATATCCGCGACCACTCGTTGCATCTGCTGTTCCATAAAATACTTTACCATCGTATTCAATAGCACCCGTATTTACTGCAGTACTATTTGTTCCAGAAGTAAATCGGAATGGAGCAATCGTCGTTGTTCCAGCACCAACTTGTAAACGAGCACGGGGAAGTGTCGTGCCAATTCCAATATTACCCGTTGTTATTATATCGCCAATAATATCTATTGTATTACGAATTATAGTTGTTCCAATACCAATATTCGCGCTTGTATATACCTTTCCTTGGACGTGTAAATTAGCAAGAGGGATCGTCGTACCTATTCCTACATTACCCCCGTCCGCAATACGAAGCGATGGTATGGGTGGAAAAATATCTAAATCGTAAAAATCAGCAATGGGATATCCGGCACCAATTCCTTTTTGTGTCACGCTTAATGCTGGTCCTGTTCCTGACACATTACAAATAGAGAAATTACTGGACTGTTGTGTATATGTATAGATAGTTGTATTGGATCCTAATACAGTTAGATTACTTGTAAGTAAAGTACCAGATAATGTAGCACTTCCACCGATATAGTTGGTAGAAGTTATCGTTCCTGATGAATAAATATTCCCAGCAACATTCAAAGCATATGCTCCAAGGATGGTCGTACCAATACCAAGATTTTGTGAGATATAAGCATTCCCGATAATATCCAGTGCTGTTCTTGGAATAGTTGTCCCAATGCCTATATTACAACTTTCAATTGTCATAACGGTTCTCTTTTCAAGTGTCACTAATGTATCCGTCGGTGTAGCACCAGAACCAGTACCCGCATTTATAAAACGATGCGACCCTGATACATAATTTTTGATATTATTTATTGGATTATAAGAACTCATACAAACACTCTAATTGTATGGTATAAAAATAGTAAAAAATTTAAACATATGTTTATGAGAAAATACCAGTATTTGCAGAAGGAGCTTGCATCACTTTATAATAACTCCCTTTTAAAGGCACGATCGTCCCTGCGCTTTCTGTAAAATTAATCGTCAGTGTTCCATTTGTTGTAGCATTTGCGGATATACTTGCACGAATATTGAATGTATTACTTCCGCCGGTTGTCAGTGATTGTGATGCTGTAAATGCATTCGCAGTAGCACCCCCACTTACTTTATTAATACTTCTCGCTCCAGTTGCAGTTGAATTATTATATAAAATACATCCAACTACATAAACAGCTGAAACAGATGTAGTAAAAGTTACGGTTATAGTCCCCGCTGTTTGCTTTACAAAATAACAATTAGCTTCTAAATCATATAATCCTCCTGCTTTTAAATTTATAGCACTGGTTGTTCCAAAATAATTAGCAATTGCAGATCCAATAGCAGTCCTATCTGCTGCTAAACGGAATAGTTGACAACTTGGAAAATATCCGCGACCACTTGTTGTATCCACTGTTCCATAAAAATTTTCACCATCGTATTCCATTGCTCCTGCTGCTGCTGTCGTAAGATTCGTTCCAGATGTGAATAGAAAAGGAGATACTGTTGTTGTACCGGCACCAACTTGTATTCGAGCGCTTGGAAGTGTCGTACCTATTCCAATATTTCCTGATACGATCGTATCTCCTACCACATCTAATGCTTGTCGTATAATGGATGTACCAACCCCAATATTAGCACTACTATATATATTTCCTTGGACATGAAGAGCTGACACAGGAGTATCAGTTCCAATTCCTACATTACCTCCGTCCGCAATACGCAGGGCAGGTACCGTTGTACTGACATCCAAATCATAGAAGTCAGCGATAGGGTATCCGGCACCAATTCCTTTTTGTATTACGCTTAATGCAGGTCCTGTTCCTATTACATTACAAACGGAGAAATTACTGGACTGCTGGGTATATGTATTAATAACCGTATTTGATCCTAATATGATTAGATTACTGGTAAGTAAAGTACCCGAGAATGTAGCACTTTCACCAATATAATTCGTCGCCGTGATTGTTCCCGAAGAATATACATTTCCAACCACATTCAAACCATATGCGCCGATAATGGTCGTGCCAATTCCAAGATTTTGCGAAATATAAGTATTTCCTATTACATCCAATGTCGCTCGCGGAATAGTTGTACCAATCCCAATATTGCAACTTTCAATCGTCATTACGGTACGCTTGGCTAGCGTAACCAATGTATTCGTAGGTGTAGCACCAGAACCCGTGCCAACATTTATAAATCGGTGGGATCCCGAAACATAATTTGTGATATTTTGTACTGGGTTATTGGAACTCATACAAACACTCTATTTGTATGGTATAAAAATAGTAAAAAAATTAAACATAACTATATTATTATATTATTTTTTAAAATTAATCTACAAACGTAGGTTTTGTTGGCCATTCTGGTGTTGTAGGATCTGTTGTATTTTTGGGAAGATCTCGTAAGGCTTGACGATAAGCACGCCATACGGTTTCTTTTTCCAGAGTTAAATCTTGATAATCGCGAAGGAATAGGTAATCCGTATTTGTCAGCAATTGATTTCTTTGTATTCGCAATTCTTCCCACGGATCAACCGGTGGACTTGGTTCTTCCAGAATGGGTTCTAATGGTTTCGGTATCTCTGGTATTTTTAAAATGACCCATTCACTCCCGCTCCAAGAAACATAACTATCCTCTGGAATATCACAAGGCGGTTCTACAAACGTAGCATAGGCGGGTAATAAAAATATACCTGGTTCCAATGGACTTTCATCCGCATTATCTTGATATTGATATTTTCGTGTATATGGATGATAATGATATGTTTTCATTCATATAATTTATTATTATATAAATATAAATTTTAAATTACGATAAGGGATACGCGATCAATTGTATCGGTAGCAGCTCCATTCAATGCGGACACTAAAAGGGATGCTCTGGTATAAAGATAAAGAAACGATGAAGTTGTTGTTCCATCGGCATTGTATATAGTATTATCTATAGTTGCAACTGTAACCATACGAACACCATTGACATATACTTGAGCAATTACCACGGGAATCGTATTTGTTGCTGTATTAAAGATCACCTCATAATTTCCTGCAGCACTTCTATATACTCTTGCTATATTGAATGAACTTATAATACTAGCAACACCATTTGAACTTCTTGAATCAAATAGACAATAAGCAAACATCGGCATTACAGGAGCTGTTATAAGATGCCGAACGGTGTCATTTATTGCTAATTGATATGGTGCCAGAGTTGTTCCAATTCCTACATTCCCAGATATAATAGCATTTCCACCTTGGACATCTAATAATTGCAGCGGATTAGTAGTTCCAATTCCCACATTTGTACTGAAATAAGATTGTCCTTGTATATGAAGAGGTTTTATAGGAAGTGTTGTTCCAATTCCAATATTTCCTGAAACGATGGCATCTCCTCCTTGAATATCAAATGCTTTTCTTGGTTGGGTAGTTCCAATCCCTACATTCCCAGAATTATAGTATATCGCTGTACTTTGTTGCGTCCATATACTATTCACACTCACGGATTGAACTAAATTACCTGAAGGCGTGGAGGTTGGTATGATTGTCGGCCATACGGTAATATCTACAATGCTGGCATAATCTACAGGAGTTGTTAATCCCACCGTATAAATGGTTTGTGTAGAATTGTAACTGAGAACTAAACTATAATCCGTAATACTTGAATTATAATAGCTCAATAATCCTTGTCCAACATAGATTTGGACGTTGCTGTAGGTACCACCATAGAATCCATCTTTGGTAAGTGTAAATGTGCTCTTCGTGGGATCTTGTACATATGTAACCGTTCTCACAGGAGGCACTTGTATATTCGTATTTACTATATCATCTGGTCCATAGGTAATTGTTCCAAGAACGCGTATATTACTTGTTTGAATATCCCCCTTTACATCCAATGCCTTTATAGGTGTCGCTGTTCCAATACCCACATTGGAACTAAGTATATATATATTTGTTCCACTGGTGGTCCATTGTGATGAACCGCCTCCTCCTGAAAAAGGTGTATTATTCTGATAAATTGTGCCTGAAAAGTTAACATCACCTTGTACATTGAGCATATAACTATTCATAATAGTTGTACCAATTCCTACATTTTGGGATACCAGAGCTTTACCTACTATATCCATTGCTTCACGAGGTTGTGCCGTACCAACACCAACATTACCCGTTGTATAATATATATCAGTTCCTGTTGTGGTCCACTGAGATGAACCTCCTGAAAATATTACATTATTTTTGTACAAATCTCCCGAGAAGTTGATATCCCCAGATACATCCAAAGTTCTTTTTGGCATGGTTGTTCCAACACCAATATTACCACCATCTGCTATACGTAATGCCGGAACAGTTGTACTTACTTCTATATCGTAGAAGTCAGCTATGGGATAACCTGCTCCTACTCCTTTTTGGCTCACACTTAATGCCGGACCCGTTCCTGTAATATTACTTATGGAAACATTACTGGTAGATATGGTATAGGTATTTACGGTCGTATTGGATCCCAAAACGGTAAGGTTACTTGTAATCAGAGTTCCTGATATTGTAGCAGTAGAAGCAGTTAGAGCTGCAACGGTGATGTTAGGTGTTCCAGAAAGTCCTAAAGCATTGGAAGCAATGGTAGCTGAATTAGCTACACCAGCTAAGTTTCCAATGAATGTAGCTGCTGTCATTGTGGACGATCCAGCATTGATGGTGTTATTGTTGGTTGTAATTGTTCCAACACTAATGTTTGGTGTTCCAAGCAAATTGGAGGAATAAGTAGCATTGGAAGCGTAATCAGCATTAGAAGCAGAGATAGCAGCGTTAGCTATACCTGCTAAGGTTCCTGTGACTGTACCTACTGTGATGTTTGGTGTTCCAGAAAGTCCTAAAGCATTGGAAGCAATGGTAGCCGAATTAGCTACACCAGCTAAGTTTCCAATGAATGTAGCTGCTGTCATTGTGGATGATCCAGCATTGATAGTGTTATTGTTGGTTGTAATGGTTCCAACACTAATATTTGGAGTTCCAAGCAGATTGGAGGAATAAGTAGCATTGGAAGCGTAATCAGCATTAGAAGCAAAGATAGCAGCGTTAGCTATACCTGCTAAGTTTCCTGTCACGGTGCCTACGGTGATGTTTGGCGTTCCAGAAAGACCTAAAGCATTAGAAGCAATAGTAGCTGAATTA